TATGCTGGTATTACAATCTCAATATGTTAGTTCCCACTAACCTTGTTAATAATAAATAAAAAATCTCAACTATCATTATGATAGTCGAGAAATATTTCTATTAGTTGTTTAATGCTTCTGCCACTGCATCATGCCATCTTTTTGGCACATCATCTAATGTCATACGATTCATTTTAATTTGTCTTACATACCATTTAACCATGATTATTCTCCTCCTACGATTTCTGCAAGTGAAGCGATAGCTTCGTTGATGGTAATGATGTCTGCTGTATTCTGTTCTACTATCTTGCGTGTAGATTTTTCTTCTAGTCTTACTTCCGTCGTGTTTGTGTCAGTATCGAGGGTAATTCTGTTTCCTAATACGTAGCCTTTGTAACTTGCTACTTGTTCATCCAAATCGTTGAATACATTAACTTCTTCTGTGTTTGATTCGGTTAATCTCGCCTTTACATCTTCAAATGCAAGGTTTTCGATTTGAAAGATAACGCTTGATTCCTTGTTCTCATATGATGCAATAGTGATTTCTGAATTGTCCTTTAAAATAATTTTCATTATGATTTCTCCTTTAAAATAATTTTCATTCTGATTTTTCCTTGTTAAGCAGTGCGTTCCCAAAAGTAAACTGCTAGGTATGGTTGCATATTGTTGTGTGCTTGTGAACCACCTACGTAGTTTGTATAATTATCTGGTCCATCAACTTTTAGATTTGATTGCGGAACAATAGAGGCAGATACTCCATTCGTTTGTAAATCATTGTACCAATTTACTCTACTTGCATAATGCCTATGACTAGGCATTTCATTAACACTCAAGGTATGTTTTGCTTCGCCACCAGTTGAGCCTAAAGGGTAAGTAGAGTTTGCACCAATTAAGCAACGCCCCTCAGCAGTCTTTACCCATGTTCCGCCCCATGCATTCTGAGGATTGAAAGTAGAACTTGTACTGATATAGATAGAACCTACTGGGTAAAGTGTTTTCCAGTATACATTAAGCATAGAACGCAAGGTTGTAATTTGAGAAGTATTGTTATCAACCTTTGTAGTCAGTGATGATATATCAGAAGTATTGTTATCAACCTTTGTAGTCAGTGATGATATATCAGAAGTATTGTTATTAACCTTTGTAGTCAGTGATGAGATATCGGAAGTATTTTTACTAACTGATGTTTGTAGATTTCTTACATCTTGTTTCAGCTGTGTTACATCTTGTCCGACAAGACTAGCAGACTCTTTAGCTTCATCAGCATACTGTTTCGCATTATTAGCGCTTGTTTGTGCTTCGCTTGCTTTTGTACTAGCTACGGTAGCAGACTGTTGCGCACTGTTTGCTTTCTGTGTCGCTGTATTCGCTGATTGAACAGCAATGTTTGCTTTTTCTGTAGCTGTTGTAGCAGAAGCAGAAGCAATGTTCGCCTTTTCAGTAGCTGTGGTAGCTGACTGTTCCGCACTTTCAGCCTTTGCAATTGCTGTATCTCTAGCCTGTACTGCTTCGTTGTAAACAGTAACAACATCATTTGCATACTGCTCAGTAGCCTGTTTCAGTGTCAGAACTTCATCACGCATAGCAGTTACAGAAGCAACTGTTTCAGTTACAGTTTTTACTGCTTCAAGGATTTCAACATATTCCTTGTGTATCTCGTCACGTATGTTGTTGTTGATTTTAATAAGTTCATTCAGTTTTTGAATAACTTTGCATAGTACTTCATAGTAGGATAATGATTCGTCATACACAAGCGGAAGTACTTTCTGACAGCATACATTTATTTTATTGATTTTGTTCATTTAATTTAGTCTCCAATTCATTAACAGTATCAACTAATTCATTTATTTTATTTGTAAGCTTGCATAGAACTTCATAGTAGGATAAAGAATTATCGTAAACAAGTGGTAGTACCTTTTGACAGTAGCAGTCACCGAATAATTCAGATTTGTTAAAATTCATATCTGCCATATTATTTTCCTTTCTATATACATTATACCATATACTATAACATTTTACCACAACTGAAAGAACAAATCACTCAAATCTTCAATCACAAGTTCATCAATGTCAGTGTAGCTGTCTACAAGTTTGTTGTAGATATTGATATATTCCGAACCACCATTCTTGCCAAGCAGTTTACGCACATAAGATTGTGTAGAGTTGTTACTGCCAGTGGAAGTATTTGAAGATTCGTTTGTAACAGACTGTGTAGTTTCAGCAGTGCTAGAACCTGTTGCATTTGAGTCACTGTTCTGGTCAGAAGTACCCTTATTGTGAGTTGCACTTGACAGATACTGATTGTTTTCAATCCCAGTGAGTGCACCTTGTGGTGTGTCATTCGCTGTCTGCCATGCATCTGAAGCACTGTGAGATGTAGCACCACTTGTCGTATTTGAAGTATTTTTTGCTGAACCAGTAGTATTGTTAGTGGAATTACCTGAAGATGTGTTGGTGTTCGTGTTAGAACCGTTACCTTTGTAATCTTCTGTCATATCAGTAGTGAATAGAAGTTTGTCTTGGATATCCTGAAGATTCTTGTACATGAGATTGTACTTCGGCATGATAAGTTTCATACGGTCTCTCAGGAACATTTTCCATCTTCCCACTGTCTCACAGCAGATTTCTCTAGTGTAGTAATGGCGAATAATGTTCGCTTCAAGAGTAGTTCTATAAGACTCTTCAAAGATTGGATAATCAAAGTCAAAAATCTTAGGTACAGCATTGGCAATGATTTCTTCTGCATTTCCATTGTCGCTTGGTGTGTCAGTGTTGTATGACTCACATATATATCTTAGTTCAGTTGTATATTTACTCATGTGTATCGTCTCCTATATTCCCTTTTTCTCCTGACTGATTGTCTTTTGCAAAATCAATAACTTCTTCAGAGAACTGATAATCTTCACGGAAGTTACATTCAATGTTCAATCCGAACATCTTATTGATTTGTTCACAAGCCTGCCTGCGAGCATTCAGTCTAGAGTAACGTGAAGCAACTGTACCACCCTGTGACCTTGTAACTTCATCAGAAACCATTCTTTCACGTTTCTGAAATGATACATTTGAAATACCTAAGTAAGTCAATGCTTCATTCCAAATCTGTGTTTTCAGCTGGTAGATTTTATCAGCTACATAAGGCGCCTGAGTTGACATTACCTGTAGAGCATTCATGTCCAGCGATTTGTCAGCAAAGATAACTGGTGCATTACCATCATACTCTTTGTAAAGGTTAGTCAGTGTCAGTCGCTGTTGCTCATTCCCCTTGATAAGGATAGGTGTTTTCTGTGCGTTTGTATTGACATCAATGATACGGTCTAGATTGTAAAGACGTTTGGCAAACATCTTCACATCAAGCCACGAGTTTGTGTGTAGCATATTGTTGAAGATAATCACACTGTCCTTGTCTGTCAATTGTTTCTGATACCCATTGACCGCAAATGCACGTCTGTTGATAGGGATACGGTACACATTCAGTTTACCATTGATAAGACACTGCAATGCAAGATAGTCACCAAGTTCATCATCCTTGAAGAAGACTGCATGACCGTCTGTAAATAACACCATTTCTAGAAAACGTTCATCAACACCTTCAGGGAGGTTTTTCCATTCAAACATTGATATTGACAGTTCCATGAGTCTATACGCATACTGCATATACGTATAGTTATTCATGGAAAGTGATTCTTCAAAATTAGTTTTTCTTCTTCCCATAAAGTTCCTTTCTTTAATTTCTATCTACCGTGTTATCTAAAGCATAGTTGCCTACTTCCTCAAGATTGTTCCAAGTTGTAATACCATTGTCATATATTGTCTTGATTGTTACCAAGTCAGTATTGTTGATATTTCCTTTGATATTACAGCCAACTGTTTTCAGATAACTCCAGTGCTTACGATTCTGTCTTTCAGGCACATACATTGAGCGCTGTGCGTAACCGTACTTGTCAAAGTATGCATCAATTCTTTCAGCGTATTCACGTTTGATAAATTTTTCATATACGGTAAACCCAATTAAGTTCCATCTGACGTTCCACAAATCATTCATCAGTGCACCGTGTAAGTTGGATGGATGCATCTGAATATCCTGTTTTTTAGCCATCAGCTGTGCTGTTGCATTCTGATAGGTATTCAATGCGCTCAGCTGTGCATTTGTCTGTGCAAGTGTTGCATTCTTCATAGCTGTCTGAAATGTATTAACAGAAATAGCTTCGCTTGCGTTCGCACCAATCTGTGAGTTAAGAAGTTGTGTGTTGATTTGATTTGCCTGTGCATTATAAATATTCTGATTAAGAGATGTCTGTGTAGTTTCTGAAAATACCCCAAGTGTATTACCAACAAACCCTGTAATATCCCCTTTAAGTCCAGCACCTACAGCATCTACAGCCTTACCAACTATATTGCTTACACCATTGTATAAAGCCTGATTTGACTGTGCATTGTTTATGGCAAGTGAAGCACGGTTGCTGTTTTCAGCTTGTGTCAATGCACTGTTAGCCTGTAAATGCTGATTAGTTCTTGCGTTTGCAGCGTTCAGTCCAGCCATTGTATAGTTGTTTTCAGCAATTGCCATGTTGGTATCGTATGTGTTACCAATTGCATTGAGTGAAGCAGAATATGTGTTCTTATTCTGTGCAAGCCATACTTTAAAAGTATCTCCACTGATAGCGCCTGTAGGATATACATTATACGTAAGTAAATATTGTGCTATATCCGTTCCAGCACCGTTAAGATAGTAACGAATAACCAATGAACTCTGTGGTTGTGGCAGTTGAGTAGATACTGCTTCAAAGTGATACAAGTAGTCGAAATTTTTTGGTGGACTAGCTGTGTCTTTTTCACGGAAATTTTCATATTGCAATTCCAATGTCTCACCTAGATGATTATAGCAAGAAAGAAAGCAATACGGAGATGTCAGCAACTTATAGTTACGCGGTGAGTAACTTCCAAGTGTAGGCGTGCGCTTAAATTCTTTTGCTATGTCTAATTTGTTATTAGGGGGACAGTTATAAATAGCAATAATGTTATCTTCCAATCCATTGTCTACAAATTCTTTCAGCTCTGCGATTGCATCAGCTTGTTTCTTTATAGACCAGTGAAGAGATAATATAATACCTGTACCAGCAGATGGTTTAGGATGTGAACCGTTTGAATAAGTTGTAGCAAGTATTAAATATGTTGAGTCTGTTGACGTTGGTGAATTAAGTGGACTGAATATTAGTTTAGTATTGTATCCATATGTTGCACCAAGTTCAAGTCCTTCAGGCTGTGTATTTTCATACAGTGCGTCTGTCTTGCTGTGCTGTCTGTCAACAAATGTAGGTAAAAATTCATAGTCATAACACCATGTCTGCATTACATCCAAGTCATAGTATATGTCAGTAACGTCATTGCTTACGTATCCAATACCTGTTATAAATGCATAGAACCACTTGTTTTCAAAGTTTGTATTCTTGAACATCAGATAGTTGCAGTCAATCAGCTGTTCATACTTCAGTGCTACTCTGATAGTACCAAGCTGTGAGCGCTGATAGGAATAGTCTTTCAGTGTATATTTCTTGTAAGCCATGAAAGCCTGTGCCTGTGTATCCTTGTCAGGGTAGTAGACAGTATGCTCATAGCTTTTATTCAGAGGGATATTCTTTAAAATATAGATTGTCGTATTCGGAACAATGTACATAGTCTACCTCACTTTCTTATTATATTATACCATACAAAAGCATAATAAAAAAGAACAGATATTATCTGTTCTTTACTGATTAACCCTTGGTAAGGGTAACTGTTGCACCTACTGCTGAAGAACCATTGATAGTTGTTCCACCTGTATATGTTGCACCACCCATTTCAACGACAAGAGTAATTTCAGTTGCTACCTGTGAAGCTGGGATAATCAATGCACCGTATTCATTGACAGCAATACTCTTTGTTACAAGTGTTTCAGTCTGAACAAATCGAGCTGTATTCGGTGCAAGTGTTGCACCGTTTGCCTTTGCTTCAAGTGTGAATACTGTAGCTTCAGGAGATACATCCTTGCTAATGATTTCAGCTTTGATTGTGTTAGGCAATGTAATATTTGCTGAGCCAGCTACAAATGCAATTGCGTTTGCAAATGGTGAGTTACTGATTGTTTTCCATGTATGATAGAAGTAGTTCCAGTAGAGTCCACTTGCTACATACTTTTCTGTGAACTTTGTAGTATTGTCATAGATTTGGAACCAGTCCTCATCAACAATGACAGCCTTGACATCTTTCATCAGTGCAAGTTCACTTGCTGTGACTTCTTCAATTCCATCAGACTCTGCTCTGATTTCATCAAATCGTTCATTGTCGAATGTATCCCAGTCATCAATGAGATATAGCGCACCCATGAAGTCAGCCTTATCCATGTTGAATGCACTTGCAAGTACGTTCACATCAAACTGTGCATTGAACTTTGCATCCATGAAGATAATCTGTCTGTCCTTAGGTGTTGTATTCTTGACACCAGCTTCATTGTACTTGTCGCTCATGAATGGCAACTTGTTGGAAGCTGTTCGGAATTCCACTGCACTTTGTTTAAGGTCTTTGATATCACCAATGGACTGTGGGTAGAACTTTCCATGTGAGATAGCCTTGATAAGCATATACTTTGTCAACAGATATTCGTCATATTCTGCACTTGTGTAGATACTGTCTACGATACGTGCAATCATATCTGTTACACCGTCTACAGACAGGAATGCCTGTCTCAAATCCTCATCCTGAATCGTTGTTGGATACATGACGCGCCAGTTCATGACATGGAATGCACTCTTTACATCAGGAAGTGTACGTTTGAACTCTCTTTCAGCACCCTTTTCAGGTGTGTAGTATACTGCCTTTGTAATACCTACAAAGATTTCTTCCACTGTTTCACCAAATTCAAGATAGCCTTTCTTAAGTCTTGCATATGGATTGTTGAATGTAGCTGAACGAACAACTACAAGTGCAATTCTGTTGATAAGTGCATCCAAGAACTGGTTAGACAGTGCTGGGTTTCCACAGATAATTTCACCAACCTTAGGAATATCAGTGTACTTTGTTACTTCAGGCACATCATTCTGATACTGATAGCCAGCGTTCTTACGAATGACATTCAGGATGTCCAGTGTGGTAGCGTTTAATGTTGATTTTGCAACTCGTTTAGCCATAGTTTCTATTTCCTTTCTTCAGAAAACAAGTCATTGAAAGTTTCCTTTTCATCCTCATTTTCTTCTTTCTTGTCATCAGCTGGTGTTGGATTGACATCTTTCTTTTCATCATCCCCACCACTCATGAATCTCTCTTTGTACTTTGTACGCCATTCCTTATCGTTTTCTTCAAACTTTGCTTTCCAGTCTGTTTCGTCTTTCTGCTTCTCGGCAAAGTCCTTGAAGGTGTCGTCTACATCTTCAAGAAGCTGAAGTGTAGCATCATCTGTATTGTCCTTTACATAGTCACGGACAATTTTCAATAATTCTTCTCGTGTTCTTACTGCCATAGTAACTCCTTTCTTCCTATATTATATCACATTCTACGTCTTAAAGATATAGGAGAAATATAATACATAAGACCCAATGAGTCTCTTTTCTTGTAAAGTGCTGTAATTGTATTGTCTCCATTTCCGAATGTGAAAGTAGTATTCATAATGTTTGGATTTGCAATCGTTCCATTTGTTGTACTTGCTATCCATTTGTAGAACTTAAATCCAGCACTCGGTGGGTCTGCATAAATATTTGTTACTGTTCCAGCTTCTTCTACATACAAATCAGCTCTACCGTTTACAACTGTAAGTTCGTATTTAGGCGGTGGTGGTGGGGCAGTACTTGGATGGTAGATGAATCCCTGAAAGCCACCTACTGTTCCACCGCTTCTCTTGTAACCTGTTGATTTGTATCTTCTTACATACTCGAACACTGCTCTACCATAGTTTGATTCGCTTACCATGATATCGCCATTGTCGAATATCTCTTCAACAATAGCTACGTGACCGTATCCACCACCACCCAAGCATAATACAGCACCGAGTCTAGGTTCCTGTCCTCTTTCGTATCCGTCAGCGTGACCCCAGTATGTGTTTGCATTTCCACTGCTCAGGTCATACTCACTTGTTACACCACCGAGTTCCATCCATCTTCCGTGTACATACCCTGTACAGTTTGCAAGTACGGAACCACTCCATGCTCTCGGACTTCCTAGAATCTGTTCATTGTACCCACCGTATGTAGTTTTTGTCCAGTAAGGGTCTCCGTCATTCGGTCTTGTTGTTCTTGGTGTATAACTCATGTCTTTCTTCCTCTTCTAACATACTGAGAAAACATGCAAGCATGTATTCCAGATAAATCATCAGCCCAATAAATGTCAGTACTAGAAACATCATGGTCTTGCATTGCTCAGGTATGGTGCTACCCCACTGTTGTACTTGCCACCATATACATAGCCTTCCTTCTTTGTTACAGCATCCTGAACATAGTACCAGCAGATATTTCCTACCTTTGCACCGTATCCATAGTAGTACAGCTTTCTTCCATTAGGTGCTACTTCCTTGATTCTGCCAGTAGTACTTGGGTAGTCACGCATATTCAATGCACACTTCGTTGTAAATACCTTAGGTTTCTTTCCATAGATACCTGACAAGTCCCATGTCTTTACTATATCACCTGACGAGTTTGTATCCTTGTCTGCTACTGTAACTCTGTATTTGTCGGGCAGACAGATAAATCCCTGAAAGTCTGTATTGCCACCATGTGACTTGTAGCCTTTTCCATACTTGTAGCATCTTACCTTTTCCCATCTGTTACCGCCATAGTTGGACTGTGCAACAACGATATAGTCTTTGAATATACCAACTACAATTGCAACATGACCGTATCTTCCATTCCAGCAGGCAACAGCGCCAAGTTCAGGAACACTGCTTCTTCTGTATCCGTCAGCTGTATAGCCATACCACTCCTTGGCATTTCTTCTAGACAGCTTAGGTTTTACACCCATCATTTCATACCATGCACCCCAGCAGTAACCAACACAATTCGGCAGGCATGAAGTTCCATTCACTCTAATACATTCATTTACTCCACCTGAACTTACATGACGATAGTATTTGTTCATGTAGTCAGGCTCTGTAATTCTAAGTATACTCATAATCTACTCCTCACTTTCTTCCATATCCTGCGGTGTATCATTCACTTCTGTATCCGCCTTTGGGGTATCGCTCTGCTTCTGTAGCACATTCAAAGCATTAGACAGTGCTTCAGGAATCGGAACATACTCTCTTAAATTCTCAATGCAAGAATAGAACTCCATTGCAATCAGACAGTACAGTGTAGCGTTGCTAACATAGCTTACCTTTAGAATATAGTCAAGACAGAAAGCAATCACCACAAGAATATAATCGAAACACTTCTTCAGCATCCCTTCCTTGAATCGACTAGACTTCAAATCATGTGAAAGAATTGCTTTGATAATACCTGTAACAATGTCAAGTGCAATTGCAATGCTCATTACCGCAATTGCTCCTTCATTCATCTGAATCATTTTAATCACATCTTCCATAGTTTATAATGTATCCTTTCTATGATATAATTATAACATAAAGGATGGTATATTTATATATGGAAACTGTATATTATGACGGTACAAAACTGCTGTCAATGAAAGATATCAATGGCAATACGCCTGAAATATTCATGGTAACATCAAACCGTACAGCTGGTAAAACAACTTACTTCGGCAGACTGCTTGTCAACCGTTACATAAAATCAGGTGCTAAATTTATTCTGCTTTACCGCTTCAATTATGAGCTGGATGACTGTGCTGAAAAGTTCTTCAAGGACATTCAGAAGCTGTTCTTCCCTCTCTACGAAATGCGGTCTGAATCACGCTCCAAGGGCATCTATCATGAACTGTATCTTGTTGACAGAAAGTATGATGATGGAGACAACACCGGCTGTTCCTGTGGGTATGCAATCTCACTGAACAGTGCTGACCAAATCAAACGAAACTCACATCTTTTTTCGGATGCTGAAGCAATGCTCTTTGACGAATTTCAGTCTGAGACTAATCACTACTGTAACAATGAAGTCAATAAGTTTATGTCTATCCATGATTCTATCGCACGTGGTCAGGGCAAGCAGACACGCTACCTTCCTGTCTATATGCTTTCAAATACTGTATCAGTTATCAATCCGTACTATGTCGCAATGGGAATATCCAAACGCCTTTCAACAAGAACAAAGTTCCTTCGTGGCAATGGATTTGTACTTGAGCAGGGATACAACGAAAGTGCATCCAAGGCAATGCGTGAGTCAGCATTCCATCAGGCTTTCAATGACAGCAAGTATGACAGGTATGCTACGACTGCAACATATCTGAATGACAACTCTGCTTTCATTTCCAAAATGACTGGAAGAAGCTACTACCTGTTCACACTGCGCTTTGAGGGAAAAGAATACGGCGTACGTGAATACCCTGACAGCAACATTGTCTATGTATCAGACAGTGTGGATGAGACATTCAAAACAAAGATAGCTCTTGACCTTGAAAGTCATGATATCAATTATGTGCTTCTTTCACGCTACAATGAATACATTAACAAACTTCGTTTCTTCTTTGACCACGGATGTTTCCGTTTCAAGAATCAGGAATGTAAAAATGCTATCATAAATATGTTGTGCTACAAGCAGATATAGTGTATAATATTATTGTACCGAAAGGTACAGTCTCTCTGTCTGCTTTGGCTTGACGTTATGTTTTTTCATGCTTACCTCCTTATTTATGAAACGCATAAGGAAAAAGAGTATTGGGTCTTACCCAGTACTCTTTTTCTATATGTATCGACTCACCCTGTATCGCTCATGCGGTTAGCTGTCCGACAGTGGCAAGGCACCACTTAAGGCGTGCTATTCCTCACCACCCAATGATTGATAAGCAAGATGTGATACCCATATAATTTACTTCATTGTGAAGTCAGTGTCAACCAGTATTACACCACCATCAATTCTTTTCGGTAGCAGTTTACCACTCAACTTCAGTCCTACATGGAAGTCCTTCATTGTCTTTTCACCTTTTTCCATTTCATCAATGAATATATTCTTACAGGTCTGTGGCATTCCAGCGCACTTCACGTTGTAGTATGGCTTTTCTACTGGTTCCAAATCTTCATGCGTGACGTGCTCAATGTATGTTTTCTGCCTTACAAAGATACCCTTATCCCAACTGCTTTCAAGCTTCCAGCAACAGAAGTTAGTAGGATGCACTTTGATACCTTTGATTTCATCAGGTGTAAGGTCACAATGGATGCTGTCTGTATCTGCATAGATAAAGCCTCTTTTATGTTCTCCATAGTAATTCATCTGCGCACTTCTGATTGTGAAGTTTCTTGCATAGCTTGTGATTGCACTTCCTACTGCAATGTAGCCAGCCTTTTTCTTGTGTTCTTCCACAAGTTCAAACTTCAGTACACCATTTTCAATATATGGTATCTGATAACTGCTAACGTCACTGCTTGCCATCTTACCGTATAGATTGTTCAGAAACAGTTTTGCAAGTGTACGCATTGCGCCTTTGCTGTTCTGCTTGATTTCCTTGTACTTGTTTATATAGATATCGAACAGTCCTATCTCAGTATGAAACCAGCATCCGTGAAGTATCACTTCATCATAGACTTCATAATGGTCATGCAACAGCCTGTAGTCAGTACACGTCAGTGTCAGCCTTACCCTGTCTGTAAACTCTCTACCGTTTCTATCGTAACCATGCATTACCTTCTGACCGTTTACTGTAGGTCGTGAGTCCTTCAGGCACTCTGTAGAATGATAGAATGGTGAACCCTTTATCTGTATGAATGGAAGGTATCCATCTTTGATACGGAATGAACATTCAATCGTAATGAAGAAGTACTTGTTATTCCCTCTTGCCTTTTCAGGTATCTCATTTCCGTACCAGAATGCAGGTGCACCTACAGGATATCTGTTACCACTTTCACTGTGCATCATGGATGAATACAGACTGTTTACATCTGCTGTCAGCCCTCTGTACTTTATCATGTTTGTCTTTTCAGGAACTACATAGCACCATCCACCGTGATAGCTTTTTCTGATATACTCATCAGCGTTACTTGCACCAAATATACGTTCATCCAGTGTGTACTCTGTCAAGTCAGGGAACCAGTTATCCCAGTCAACCCCAATCAGATTTTTATATTCTGCAAGGCAACAGCTTCCAATTGTCAGCCTGTCATGTCCTTCACCGAACATGAATTCCAGCGCTTCCTTCAGCACAAGTACATCATTCTTGATGTATTCAATATCACTTTCACTGCAGTCAGCTAGACTGAATTTGTTTGTGTATTCCATGTCGGTCTTTTGGTGCTTTGTATTGAATGCCTTACCCACCTGTTTCAATGTGAATGGGAACAGCTTCAGTGAATCCCTGATAGTTATCTTTACACCTTTATAGTTTATGACTATCATGTACCACTGCCCCATGTCTGATATCACAGTGTTGAATGTTCCTCTCTCTTTTGCCTTGTGATTCTCTGTGAATGTGAACCTGTTCTTCAGAAGCCAGTCAACAATGAATGCACCGTCAAACTTCAGATTGTGATAGTACAGAATGAACTCATCCCATGGTCTCTTGCTGTGATAGATATGTTCAAATGTATCTTTAATATTTCCAAACAGTTTTACATCTTCACTTCCCAGCTCTACCATTGCACTTGACCATACCTCTGTATGTATCTGTCCTTCATAGACAGTTGTCTCAAAGTCACAAGCATAGATATGCTTTGTTGTTATGTGTTTCATCAGTACTTACTCTTTCTATGTTTATTCATCCCCTGTTTCGTAAGGTGTGCCTATGGTACTCATTTCTGTATCTGTGACTTCAATCTTCATATCATTATCAATCATATTTCTAAGACGTGACTCCATGTACCTGAAGATATCATTTACCTGTGACTGATTGCTTGCATACAGCAGGTCTTTAGCCTGACCAAGCAGATAAGAATATTCTCCTTCATTCATATCCCTTCTTCTCAGGTCTACAAAGGCATCCAGCATATCAATGACAGCATCCTTTTCAGTAAAATCAAGAATATCACCACGAACAGAAACAGCTGTATCAGGATAGCTGTTCAGCAAATCTTTGATTTCATCAACGTTCTTGACTGTCTGTTGTCTCAACGCCTGTACCTTTCTTCTTTCAATCAGCTTGCCCTGTGCTACACTCATCTTTCTACCATCATCAGACACATAGCTTCTTGCCTTGCTGATTGCCTTGCTTTCAGTTGAGAACTGTTTCAGATAATTCACATCAGCCTTTGTTGCGATACCTTCCTTGATTCTGCTCAGTCTTGTCTCAAATGCTTTTAATGTACTCTTCATGAACTTGAAACTCTTTCGCTGTGCTGTCTGTAAATTCCTGAATGCTTTCTCATAGGCTCTCATTGCACTCTTGGTGTAGTTCTTCTTTCTTGCCATAGGTACTCCTTTCTTATGTAAGAATATAATCTAATTATACTCTTACATAAGAAGGTAACTCAACAGTTACCTTCAGATTTTAATATGGCAAATCACTTGCGTTGATATCAGCTGTCACTTCTACAAACTCAATATTTGTTGTGGATACATTTCCTTTTGTTCTATACTCACTGAAGTGAATTGCTACCTTGCCAGCTTTGATTTCTTCAACACTTGGTTCATCCGCAAGAATCTTTTCTACTGTGTCCTTAGTCCATGATGGCAAGTTGATACCTCTGTTGTCAGCTGTTACAGCAAACACTGAGTCACCATAGTTTGCCTTGTCTGATTTGTGCCATCCAATGGCTACGATTTGAACTGTCTTGCCCTGTAAATCCTTAGCCTTAATCCATGTGCTTACCTTCTTCAGGTCGATATCGAATACCTTCTTCTGTGTGTTGTTGAATTTTGTAATGTTTAACATAATATACTCTCCTTTCATTACTTATTCATACTGCCCTTTTGAATGAGTGGGTAGATAACTCTCAAATCCTTAAGGAAGTTATACAGGTACTTTCTTGTTCCAGTCGTTATGATTCTGTTTCCTACTTTCAATTCAAAGTCTGTATCTTCCTGTTTTGTAACAAATATGTCAAGTGCTGTTTCACGTGAAACAATATCTACCATGCTCGAAAGCATTGCCTTTGTAGTCACATTCACTCGGTTCTTTTTCATATTGTCACCTCTCTTTCTATTACTTATATAGTATACTATAAGTTGTGATATAAGTCAAGAACTTATTTCAAATCTCCAATCATTTTCAGCATGACATCATACGCCTGTGACAGTCTTGCATAGTACTGAATATACACGTCTGTATCAATGACTCTTGTTAACTTGTAGCACTTTGATACTCTTGTAATTGTGATACACGTTTCTTTACCACTCACCTGTAGTCTGAATACTGCTATAATCTTATCCTCTGTGACTTTCATGATTCTCTGTACTCCTTTCTATATATTCGGTAAACCTTTTAGTAGGTGTACTATTACGTCAAATAAGCTCAATACCTTAATTCCCATTTTTTATCACCCCTCGTATTCTTCATAATCCTAGCTCCTTTAATTTATATTTTCTGCCTACTGTCATCCCTTTATACATTGTATTGCGCGTAAAATACGGTAAATTCATTACATCAAAATTATTCACTATAATTGCAATATAATAACCACTTCCGTTCATTCTCTTAACAATATATGACACCCTGTGCCCAAATGGCTTAATTACATCTGACAGATACTTTCTTTCTACTTCATCAAGTACTGGTTCTTTAAATTCTTCTGCAAGCCACCTGATGCAATCGTCATAACATCTGTCACAATTACCACAGCAATCATGGGTATATTCTCCATGTTTAATCTTATAAATGTCTTGATACAGTCCACATACATCTATATGACTTTTAATATTATCTTTATACTTTTCAATGTTTCTCATATTTTTACCTACTTTCTATACTGCACATTATATACTTCACCATTGAAGTCTGTCATGATACTGCTGTTTCCATTTCTAATCACATTCACAAACTCACCTGTACTTGAATTGAACATCAGGTCACCATTGATTGTTATATTGCTTGTGTTGCCTTGACTGTCTAACAGAATACCATTATAATCGTCAACCATTGTTATCATGTTCATGTTCTTCACCCCTTCCTGTTTTATTCATGATATACTTATGTACTTCTTCAGCATATCTATAAACATCTTCATAATCATGTGAATACTTGCTCAAATCCTTTGTGCATTGCTTAATTTCTTCCAATGCTTCAACATCAGCGCCATTGTCAGTATAATGCTCTTTTACAGCGTGATTTGCGATTATACTAACTAATTGCCACAAATGCTGTGCAAAAGTCATTTCCTGTTCCACTCTCTTACCTCATGAATTAATCCTATTACAGCTATTACCTCAATGAATGCCTGTAATGAATAACAGAATGTACAAGCTAGAAAATAACGCATATCATTCACCTTCTTCCATTGACTCTTTAATCTTTCGCTTTGCCTGTTCTATACTTACAAATAAATTTTCATACATTTGATTTTCAAACAATCCCATACAGATAAGACTAGTAACCAAATCTTCAATCTTACCTAGATACAATAAACGGTCAACCTTTTCAAAATCATCCGAAAGATTCTCAAAATCATCCATTGTAATTTCAATCGTTTTTTCAACCGCTTTGTAATACTGCTCACGCAATTCTTTCTTTTCCATTTTTTCTTCTCCTTTTAGAGGTTTTACCTCATAGATGGATTCAATCTCTTGAGTCCGTCTATGAGATAGCAATCAGGGATTGCGTATCTCTTATTTCATAGCTTTTGTTGTTAGCATTGTACCTTTCTTTAATATACTATACCATATGTTATATGATATTGTCAAGGGTTATTCACCTAAATTATCAGCTATTTTCCATACGTATACGTTCATGCCTGTATTGTATACCATTACTCTAATAATTTCACCTGTTTCCAAATCTTCAGCTAAACAGCTGAATGCAATACTGAAATGTTGGCAGGTATGCGACTGTACGCCATACCATTGGCATTTTTCGTCTTTGTCTAACCTGTTAAACCACGCATAGTTAGCTTTATAAGCTCTTACTTTTGCATAGGATGGCTTAGAGTATGAATCATAAATATCACCATTCATGAATACTCTAAATTTTGGCTCTTTACTCAATGTGTAACTACATCCATCAATTAATACTTTTCTTTTCATATTCTACCTCTTTTCATGGCTTACCGCCGACACCCTGTAAGGGTGTTTCGTCTTAATTTTCAAAGACTCTTCAGGGCGATTTTTCTTAACTGATATCTAACAGTAATATACAAAGTATACATTTAAAAGGTTGTTGTTAATATCTGTAACTCTAACCTCATGCAATTGACCACTATTACCATATGCACCAGCACTATAATACATCTGTTCGGCATCAGCCCTAAATGCATCAGGATTTTCAGCCTTAACCATTCTAACGAAATTATTATACAAATCAGCGTCAAAACAGCTATCGTGCTCATTCACTTCTTTTAATCTGTATAACTTATTTATAGCATTTTCGTACTTGTAAACGTTGCTAGTCAATTTGTAAGCACCTAAGCGATTAGCTTCTTTCTGTAATGTCTTTCTTGTTAATCTTGTCATTTTTTGTTTACCTCTCTTCATGGCATATCGCCAACGCCTTACGGCGTTTCGTCTTAATTTTCAAAGACTCTTCAGGGCGATTTTTCTTAACTGATATCTAACAGTAATATACAAAGTATACATTTAAAAGGTTGTTGTTAATAT